TCTATCAAATAGGTATTTGCTCCAAGCATAAGCATTTAATGGATACACGTCACCATCTTCCTTGAAATTTCCTGTGTTCCCATACACACTTGCGGAACTGGCATACTGAAAATTTGTACCCATGTTGTCGCACATTTCCAAAAGTTTCATGCTGTATTCTAAATTCGTTTTCATGATTTTATCAACGTCTCTTTCAGTTGTGCTTGTGATTGCTCCTAGATGTATGATCCAATCATACAAAGACGGATCCGGAAAATGATTATAATCTTCCCATCTAAAGCCGATGACTTCATGCCCTTGTTTTGTAAGATGCATTCCTAAATGATCTCCGATAAATCCTTTGTAACCTGTTAAGCAAATTTTCATTTAACATTCTCCCACAATTTTATAATTTTATCAGCGCCTTCTGGTCTTATGTCTTTAGTAAGTTCATCGTGCCAGTTGGTCAAGTAGTTCATGTTTATGTTAATCCTGCTTCTTTTATCTGTACAAGTCGTGCCTGTGTGTTCCATGTAACTTGGAAATACCACCATTGAATTTTCTACACTAGGAACTTTTGTGCCATCTTTAAATTCAGTGTAACCATCTGTTGTGTTTACATAATAAATTGCGGTGTAACTTAATGCCACTCTTGTATCTGCATGGAATCCATGCTTAATAATTTTTTCTGTTCTTGGTATGTTGTTTGCTTTTACTCTAATAAAAGTATTTGCTTTCAATACATTAAAGATTGGATAAAGCATTACCCAATTACTGTGTTCAGTGGTCACATCGGAAACTCCATGAAAGTTGTGTTGAAACTGTAATTGTTCTTTTTCCTCAGTCATTTTTTGTGCATCTTCAACAACGTGTTCCGAGTAATACCAAGGAAAATGATCACTTAACATTTTGTCCGTAAGTATCTTAAATTCTTCTTTTTGAATTACATTGGTGCAAATTAATTTGCCTTTTTCAATTCTTGTTTCCATTAACCTTGTCCACTATGTTTGATGTTGAAAAACCTTCTACTGTTGGAAATATTATCACTTCGGCAAGGTCATTTCCGACCACTGTGTCGAACGTGTAATCTCCACCTTTTACAATCACGTTTGGTGTATGTTCTTTTAATGCATCTATGGGAGTATCTTGTTCAAATACAACCACTTGGTCCACCCAGGGCAGTTGTAATAGTTGTTGTTCTCTTGCCCAAGCATTATTGAATGGTCTATCGTCACCCTTTAATCTTTTTACACTTGCATCAGAATTAATTCCAACAATTAATCTATCTCCTTGCTGTTTCGCAAATTTTAATAATTCTAAATGTCCTTTATGCAGAATATCAAAAACGCCATTTGTCCATACCACTGTGTCTTCAATATCTGATCTATCTATTATAGATACTCCTCTTTTTTGCACAATTTTTTCTGCACCTTTAACTGCTAATTCACAACAAGCAATCATATTGTTGGTTTTAAAATAATGTGCAATTATGGCAAGTACAGAATCACCTGCACCACTTACATCTGCAACTTCAACAGTATTGCTTTTAATATGATCATAAGAATCTTTAGTGACTACGTGTATACCGTTCGCTCCATCAGTTACAACAAGCCATGTCCATACATTATCTTCACACATTTTTTTAGCAGTTTCAATATTAAAATTACCAAACCATGCTTCATATTCTTTCATATTTGGTTTGACTAAAAATGCACCAACGTATCTACTAAATCCTTGTTTTGGATCCACATATACATTCTTACATTTTTCTAAAATTTTCGTTATTGTATCTTTTTTGATTACTCCTTTGTTGTAATCACTTACAATTACCACATCGGTTTCATTTAAATTTTCAAGCAGTATTTCAACAGGAGTATCTGCCTTATATTTCTCCTCCTTGTCCACACGAATAAGGTGTTGTCCGTTCTGTCCTATGATTCTAGTTTTGGTAGTTGTCATTTCACCATCTTGGCACAGATGCGACTTTACTCCATTTTGCAGTAAAATTTCTTGGATTTTGTGTCCGGGGATGTCGTTGCCCACGGCACCATAAAGCCACGTGTCTGTGCCCAAGTTTGATAGGTTTAACGCTAGGTTTCCAGCGCCTCCAACATTGAAATCTTTGTTTGTTTCTTTAACTACAAGCACCGGTGCTTCTGGACTCACTTTTTGGCAATCGCCCTGTGTCCACATATCAAGCATTACATCACCGATGATTTTAATCATTACATTAATTTTAACATTTTGAACACAGTATCTAATTTGACCTGGTTCATTTTATTTTGAAGAGTCTTACGTAAACCTTGGTGTAATGGCTTGGGCCAATTACCAAAACTTACCCACGCATATCCATCGTGTTCTGTGTTTAATTTTGGAATAAATTCTTTCTCTACAACACACAAGAAAGTGTGATATAAAAAATTTTCATCATTGCTTATAAAAGTTTCCATAGGTATTTTCTTTTTTATTTCTACTTCACCTACTTCCTCTTTAATCTCTCTATGTAGTCCTTCCCATAAATTTTCATCTACGGTTGTGCCACCTACTAATCCCCATACGTGATTTTGTTTGCTCTGCACTCTATGAAGTACTAAAAACCTTTGGGTATCCAAAGTATAGAAGAGTGCACCGCACCCTATAATTTTACTGCTCATGTTAATAATTATGTGATTAAGAGATCTTCCAGGTTCCTTTACGATATTCGCCTTCGAAACTTAATATCCATTCACTACCATTCCATTTATATTGGATACCAGTTTTTAAATTGGTAATGTATGTTGGTGTAAATGTGCTATCACCTGGATCAGGATTTGTACTTGCGTCAAATATTATTTGCCAATTTGCACCATTCCATTCTACAATGTCATTGGCACTTGCAATTAAATCTACATTGCTGTTGCTTTTCCAAGCATCTGCACCATCTGTGTTTTGTGAACTACCAATATCTTTTAGTAGCAATACACGTTTTCCATTTTGTTTAATTGCACTTGGATTAAATGTTGTAGGATCAACAATAAAGTCTACACTACCTCTTGTATCTTGAGGTCCTACTATTACTGTGTCTGTAGGTATTGTGTCCATGTCCCACGTGACCAATAATTGCATAGGATTAGATTCGTTCAATGCAATAGTTCCTACTACAGGCACATCTATACCTTCTCTGTTCAATTGTATTTTACTTAAACCTGCTTTGTAATTTAACAACACATCTAAATATCCGTTCCATGCTAATCCGCCTATCACGCCTTTGTCAATTATAGATGCTGTTTGTCCTAGGACGTAGATATCGAATTGTGTTCCTGTTGTGCCTTGTACACTAGCAGTATCTTTACGCGAAGCAACGCTTGTATCGACGCTACCATCAGCATTTGTTCTGATTGACGCTTTAATACTTTTGTCATAGTCATCTTGATATGCCATTAGTTCTGGCATAGATTGACTTAGGTCTATGTTCCCAGTCTTTTCGTTGAATATACTTGTAATAATATGAGTAATCACTCCTAATTTTTTTACTTTGGTTGGTGGACTAATGAATATAGGCATACTGAAAGTTAATGTTGCCACGTCCACTTCTGTTTCTGTACCAACAGGAATAGACCTGCTAGAAAAATTTATATTGTCTAATTCAACTACACTCAAACTTGTCCAGTCTATATAATTGTCAGTGGTTTGAATTTCTAAACTTGGATTGAATAACATACAAATTTGTTCTATTATTTGTAATTTTTGTTCTGTATTGCTTGACCAAATATCACAGTTCACTGTTAATGTGTATGGAGTTGGCATCAGTCTTTCAACTGTAACATTTTTTCCTTGCGTGTTTAGGTATTCTTTGCCTGTTGCATCGTAGGAACGTTCTCTTAAATGTACTTTACTAATAAAACTTGCATCAGATAATCTTGTTCTATCCATTTGCAAGTTGGTAATGTATATTCCCATTCTAGGAATGCTTGGCAATTTATTTTCGGAATTATCTCTGATTATGTGTGCAACTTGACGTGTCATATCACCATACATTACAGGGATAGTTCTTAATGCATCATCACCATCTTTGTAAGAAAAATTACTCATCAATCTAATGATCTGAGTAATATATCTTCTAACCTGTCCGTCGTAAAAATGTTGCATTATTTTTTCTCTTTATTCTTTTCATTAATCTTGTTACCAACAGGTTCGTAATAAGTTCTTACTTTACCCATTAATTTTTTTGAAACTTTTTTAAGTCCAACTGCTTTTTCTGTACCTGGTATAGGTATTCCCCAAAGTTCTCTTAATCTCATTATCCGTCCGCCTTAGGTTTAAGTGCTTTTGATAGACTTTGTCTTTCTGTAACAGTTTCACCAGCAATAGATGATGTTTTTGTGTTATTAACGAAAGTACCTTTCAAGTTGCTTCTTGTATCTGTGTTAGATAATGTCATACGCACATTGTCTTCCATTTTAATCCAACGTCCACCATCGTATCTAAACAATCTATTAGGTAAAAAATCTGTTCTTAAGAAATAATCACCTTTGTCTGAAGCACTCGGAAAACTAATTCCAAATCCAAATACTTCTCCGTTAGGTGCAAGTCCGTCTCCTAATAGATAACCATCATAACCTGATTTACTAGGCGTTTGATTAATTCTGTCTGTTAAGGTATTGTGTGTTGTTGTATCTAAAGTAGAAGTATCTGTTGTTACTAGTTCAGGCTTACCTTTGTCATCTACTTGTAAGGTATATAAATTTGTTGTATCGTAACCTGCTTTTTTAGTATTTGCTTCTGCTTGAGCAACAACGGCATTGTTAATTTGCATTTCTTTTTCGTAAGTTGAAAGCACATCACGTAAAGTTTTTCCATCTCCAGCACCAGCGTCTTTTTGTAGTATTTCTTTGAACTCTTGACTGTCGTAAATTTGTTTTAATTTTACTCTATACAAGTGTGGATACCATGTTGCCGAAAATCCTTCAGCGGCTCTGTTGACATCTTCCACAACATAAAACCTTTTCAATGCTACATTAAAATCATTTAAAGCATATTCGTCTTTAAGATGTGGTAATTCAAATACATCACCTGGCATCACCTTTCTACCCAATACTTTCACACTAGAAGTTATAGGTATGGTCATGAATAAAGTGTCGTTCTGTAAAAATAAACCAAATTGACTCATATCAAAGTCAATATCTTGCACGTTGTAAATGCCTCTTAAATTATAAATTGATGAATCATATTTTCTATCGCGGTTTTCTAAAAACAGCATATCTTGAATATTTGTTTCTTTTACTGAATCGTACCTAGGTTCATCAGATGTGGCATCTGCTTCAGCAGGATTTTTAGGTCCTAAATATTTGTGGACAAAAACGTCTGTTCCACCCACAGTAAACATCTCTACTACGGTCTTATCTAAAAACGTGTAATCCTGACCTTTTTCCGGCTTATATAGACTTAATCTAGGCATAGACATATATTTATCGGATGGTGGTGAGTGATAAATATATGTAAGGAACGTATTAAATGGCAAATTTAACCACAGAAAAACAAGAGATATTCGACTACGTATTCAATTCGCTGGGTGGCGGAATGGTAGATGTAGAGTTGGATCCTGCCCACTATGAGACCGCTGTAAAGGATGCCTTAGATAGATTCAGACAGAGATCGGACAATGCAGTAGAAGAAAGTTACATATTTTTACCATTAGTGCAAGATCAGAATGATTATACACTTGCTGATGAGATAATTGAAGTAAGACAAATTTTCAGAAGAAGCATTGGTTCTAGATCAGGTGGTGGAGACGGTGGTACACTATTTGAACCATTCAATCTTGCCTACACAAACACTTACCTATTAGCAAGTTCTAATATGGGTGGTGTTGCAACTTACAATATGTTCTCGCAGTTCCAAGAATTGGTTGGAAGAATGTTTGGTTCTTTCATAGAATTTAAATGGAACACCACAACTAAAAAATTAACAATCCTACAAAGACCAAGACAGGGTGAAGAAGTTTTGATGTATGTCTATATGTACAGACCAGATACGGAACTATTCAAAGACTATTTGGCAAAAAAATGGATTAAAGATTACACTTTGGCAAAGTGCAAATTTATGCTTGGCGAAGCCAGAAGCAAATTTAACACAATAGCAGGACCACAAGGCGGAACCACATTAAATGGTGACGCACTTAAACAAGAAGCACTTGCAGAAATGGAACGTTTGGATGCAGAAGTCAAAACTCAAACTGCTGGTGGTCAAGGTTACAGTTTCTTAATCGGCTAATTCCTATTGACATTACCGTAATTTTGTTGTATTATCGTAAGATATGCAACATGAAATGATTCCGTTATTTTCCGTGCCTTTGATCAAAACTAACATTGGAGTAATGGATCCAGTGTCTATGGCATGGGTACGTGGGTTGGATTATCCTTCCCAAAGAACAGGTACAGATCATTCAGATGATGATTTACCTATGATGAATAGAGGTATGAAAATACTTGAAAGACCACAACTAAAAGATTTAAAATACAAAATACAAAATGCAATAAATTATTTTGTGGGCGATGTTTTAGGCATAGTGCAAAATTTTCAAATTACAACAAGTTGGATTAACAAAACAGACAAGACAGAATACATAGACAAACATTCACACCCAAACAGTATAATAAGTGGTGTATATTATATAAGCACAACTCCTAAATGTGCTCCAATTATTTTCAGCAAACCTCATCTATACTCTAACATTACATTTCAAAACATACAGTTGGCGTACAGTGGTGAAAATAAAAATCAATACAATACAGATTACTATGGAATAAATCCACTGCCTGGAGAATTATTAATGTTTCCATCTTGGTTAGAACATGAAGTATTAGAACAAGGACCAGAACACAACCGTATCAGTCTAGCATTTAATACATATCCAAAAGGAGACATTGGAGAAGGTACAAAGCAGTTAAAAATATTATGATAGTTGGAATTTGTGGATTAATAGGGTCTGGAAAAGACACAATAGCAGATCATTTAGTAAAAGATCATAATTTTGTAAAAATATCCTTTGCAGATAAACTTAAAGACACAGTGGCAACATTATTCGACTGGGATCGAACGTTGCTTGACGGCAAGACCGAACAAAGTAGACTATGGAGAGAACAAGAAGATCCTTATTGGAGCAAAGAATTAAAGAAAAAAGTTACTCCAAGATATGTACTTCAAGTATTTGGAACTGAATGTATGCGTGATGGATTTTACGATGGTATTTGGGTCAGTATGTTAAAGAAGAAAGTGACTGAAAATCCAGACATAAATTGGGTTATACCCGATGTTAGATTTGAAAATGAAGTGAAAGTACTCAATGACATAGGCGGTGAAGTATGGTGGGTAAAACGTGGTCAAATTCCTATGTGGTTTAGAATGTATCAAGACATAGGTCAAAAACCTAAGGACATACATCCATCGGAATGGCAATGGGCAAGATCAAAATTTCATAAAGTTTTCGACAATGACAGCACTATAAATTCGCTTAAAAGTCAGGTACAAGATCACCTTGTTTCCAACGGATTCCTTCAAGGTGCAGTGTTGTTTGACAATTAGCACACACAGTTTTTAAATTATCAAATTTACAGTTATTAAGATTAGTGTCTATATGAAACACTCTGAAATGCTCTTTGTATTCACTTTTATGACCACACTTATCACATTGTTGCTTAGGTCTATATCCTGCCACATACCATTTGGGCATATAACCAGAAGGTCCACCATAACGTAAACACATTTCACAAAGGCTTCTATAGTAAGTCTTGTTGCCCTTTTTATAGTTTACTGCCGAGGGTCTTTCGTTGCATTTATTACATAAAGGTCTCATATACACGTATTTACCTGCCCTTTACCACCCCTTTTCGATGCCTTTTAATTTGGTGCATTTTACCTGTATTACATAAATACAAACAATACAAAAGTTTTATATTAAAACTAGGAGATTTAACACATGGCAATAGTTTCACCAGGAGTACAAGTCAGCGTAATTGACGAAAGTTTTTATACACCAGCCGAACCAGGCACGGTGCCAATGATCTTTGTTGCGACAGCACAAGATAAAACATCAAGCACAGGAACAGGAACAGCATCAGGAACAACAGCGGCTAACGCCGGCAAAGTTTTCTTAATGACTTCTCAAAGAGAGTTAGCAGAAACGTTTGGTGATCCAGTATTCAAAACAGATACAAGCAATAATCCAATCCATGGTGGTGAAACTAATGAGTTTGGATTACAAGCGGCTTATTCATACTTAGGTGTTGCCAACAGAGCATACGTTGTAAGAGCAGATGTTGACTTAGGTCAATTAGAAGCAAGTGCAAATGCACCAGCGGCAAATCCAGCATCAGGAACATATTGGTTTGACACAGCAAGTTCAAGATATGGTATATTTGAATGGAATGGTTCAGCGGCAACTGTAACAGGTGGTCAATCATTCACAAACAAAATTCCAACAGTAATCACATCAACTACACAATTATCAGCAGGACTAGGAAGTGCACCAAAAACTTCAGTTGGTTCAATTGGTGATTATGCGATTACGGCTACAGACACAAACAACGATGTATACTACAAACAATACGACGGAAGTTGGGTTGCAGTAGGAACAGCGGCTTGGGTAGCATCAAGACCAACAATAGCAGGTGGTACTCCAGGTACTATCACAGGTGGTCAAAATTTCACAATCACTATTAACAGTGCGGCAACAACAATCACAGCAAGTGGTACAACAGTTACAGATATAGCAAGTGATATCAGCGGTGCTGGTGTTTCAGGTTTATCTGCAAGAGTTAATGGTGGTAAATTAGATATTCATTACAACGGTTCAAATGATAGTGCAGTAATAATAGCAGATGGTACAATGACGATCTCAACTGCTTTAGGTATTACAGCAGGAACTTATTATGTTCCAGCAGTATCAGTTGCACCACACACTTCAGTACCAGCGTTCAAATCAGGCGACACGAATCCAAGACCAACAGGTTCTTTATGGTTCAAAACAACTGATCCAAACTTAGGTGCAAAATGGAGTGTTAAAAAATTCAACGGCACAACAAAACTTTGGGAAGAAGTAAGTGCACCACTTTACGCAAGTAACGAAAGTGCATTATACAATCTAGACAGAGCAGGTGGCGGAAAAAACATTGCAGTTGGTAACCTTTACATTAACTACGGTAACGGAACAACTGAAACAGATTTCATTATCCACAGAAGAGAAAACACAGCAAACACAACTATTACATCATCAGCAGTTGCAACAGGTCAAGGTGCTGGTAGTAAATCATTTACGATTGCAGAATCAATTGTAGGTCAAGAAGCACTTAACAGTGCAATTACTGTAACGGTTACAACAAACAATAACTCAGCAGACGCAGATGTTATTGCAGGTGGCATTAACGGTGCAGGATTTACTAACGTCGTAGCAAGTGTTGATTCACAAAACAGAGTAGTGATCGAACACAACGATGGTGGTGAGTTTGTTATTGTTGATACAAATGGTTTAATAGAAGCAATTGGTTTAACAAACGCTTCAACAAATTTAGGATTTGAGCCAGGAACAACAAACGCAACAAGTCCAAAACAATTCAGAGCAAGTAACTGGAAAATTTTAACTTATACTGCAAGTGCAAACGCAGTAACTTCATTAACTACAAACGGACAACTATGGTACAGTTCAGTTGTAGATCAAGTTGACATCATGGTACACAACGGTACAACATGGAAAGGTTACACTGGAGTTTATACAAATACAGATCCAGCAGGTCCACAAGTTTCAGCAACTGCTCCAACTACACAATCAGATGGAACGGCTCTTGTAGCAAACGACTTATGGATAAGCACAGCAGATTTAGAATCATATGCAAACATTTACAGATGGAACGCAAACAGTTTGAAATGGGAAGTACTAGACAACTCAGATCAAACTACTGAAAACGGTGTCCTATTTGCAGATGCAAGATTTGGAACTTCAGGTGGTACGGCAACAGTTGCTCCATCAGGAACTATTGCAGAATTACTATCAAGTGACTTCTTAGATCCAGATGCTCCAGATCCAGCATTATATCCAAAAGGTATATTGTTATTCAACACAAGACGTTCTGGATTTAACGTTAAGAAATTTGTAAGAAACAGTATTGATACAACAGCAACTAACTTAAGACAAGGTGGTGCTAGTATGTCTGCTTACTATCCACACAGATGGGTAACTGAGTCTGCTAACCAAACAGATGGTGCAGGTTCTTTCGGAAGAAAAGCACAAAGAAAAGTTGTTGTACAAGGTTTACAAGCATTAGTAACAAGCAACCAAGAAATCAGAGACGACGAATCAAGATTATTCAACGTAATGGCAACTCCAGGTTATCCAGAGTTGATTGGTGAAATGATCACATTAAACACTGACAGAGGATTATCAGCGTTTATACTTGGTGACTCACCAATGAGATTAACTCCTGATTCAACTTCATTAGCCAACTGGGCGACAAACGTAAACAAAGCAGTTGAAGATAATGACAACGGTTTAGTTTCAACTAACTCATACTTGGGTGTGTTTTATCCATCAGGATTCACAACAGACAACTTTGGAAACAACATTGTTGTTCCAGCATCACACATGATGTTAAGAACTATTGCATTAAGCGATCAAGTTTCTTTCCCATGGTTTGCTCCAGCAGGTACAAGAAGAGGTGGTATTACAAATGCAAGTTCAACAGGTTACATCAACAGCGAAGGTGAATTTGTTTCAACAGCATTAAATGAAGGTCAAAGAGACACTTTATACACAAACAAAGTTAACCCAATTACGTTTATTACAGGTGCAGGTTTAGTCAACTACGGACAAAAAACTAGATTTGCTGGTACAAGTTCTTTAGATAGAATCAATGTATCAAGACTAGTAATTTACTTAAGAAGTCAATTAAACAAACTTGCAAGACCATTCGTGTTTGAGCCAAATGATAAAATCACAAGAGATGAAATCAAGGCACAAGCAGAAAGTTTATTACTAGAACTTGTAGGTAACAGAGCAATTTTTGACTTCCTAGTAGTATGTGACGAATCAAACAACACACCTACAAGAATAGACAGAAACGAGTTGTATTTAGATATTGCGATTGAACCAGTCAAAGCAGTTGAGTTCGTTTACATACCGTTAAGATTGAAAAATACTGGCGAAATAGCAGGATTATAATAAGATAAATATTATAGGAGAAACAAATGAGTATATCTACACTATCAAAACTTACAGTCCCATTGAATAGTAGCCAAAGTGCTTCTAATCAAGGTCTGTTAATGCCTAAATTACAGTATCGTTTTAGAGTAAGTTTAGAAAACTTCGGTGTTTCTACACCTACAACAGAATTAACTAAACAGGTGGTAGATATTACAAGACCTAATTTATCTTTTGAACAAGTAACTGTTGATGTTTACAACTCAAAAGTTTACCTTGCTGGTAAGCACACATGGGAAGCAGTAACATTAACTTTAAGAGAAGACGTATCAAACAACGTACAAAAATTAGTTGGTGAACAACTACAGAAACAATTCGATTTCTTTGAACAAAGTGCGGCGGCTTCAGGTTCAGACTACAAATTTGTTACTAGAATAGAAATTACAGATGGTGCTAACGGTGCCAATGCAGTTAACGTTTTAGAAACATTTGAATTGTATGGTTGCTACATAGATTCAGCAAACTACAATCAGTTAGCATACGGTACTAGCGATCCAGTTACTGTAACGCTATCATTAAGATATGACAACGCAATCCAAACTCCACAAGGTACAGGAGTAGGAACAGCAGTAGGTAGAACTACAAATACTCTAATTACAGGCGGCGGTGCATAATTTTCGTAAGCATTTATAAATTTAGAAAGGGGGCTACGGCCCCTTTTTTATTCTGTGACCCACCATTTTTACGATACATAAATACAGTATATGGCAAATTTCTTAAAAGGTTTTTTAGACAACGTACTAAAAGGAACACTAAATCCAAAAGGTAATCTGGCGGATTTTGCCCATGCATCTAGATTATATGTAGATGACAGTTTTAGATTAGCACCCAAGCAAAAGTTTTTATATCATGTTGTTTTTAATTTAAATCCAAACAGTTTGAAATCAGACCCACCACTAGGAAATCATAACAATGAATTGAATATGTTGGTGAAAAATATAGATTTACCTAAGTACACAATTGATATGGCAACTGTACAACAATACAATAAAAAAAGGAAATTACATACACGTATTGCTTATGATCCAGTCACTATTGTATTCCATGATGACAACTATGGTGTGACCACTGCATTATGGGAATCATATTATAGATATTATTTCCAAGATGGAAACTATGCAAAACCTAACACAGTAGGCGATCCATCTACAACATATCCTGAATATAGAAGAAGCCAAATTTTTGAAAGCAATTACAGTAAAAGATTTGGTCTAGATAACGATGCTGTGGAACCATTCTTTACAAGTATTCAAATTTATCAAATGGCAAGGAAAACTTATACTTGCTATACACTTGTTAATCCTTTGATTCAACAATGGCAACACGACACATTGAACAATCAAGAAAGTGGACCAGTTGCTAACCAAATGACAGTAGAATACGAAACAGTTTTTTATTCAAGAGGCAGAGTAATGGCAAACGGTGCACCTACAGGATTTGGGAAGGAACATTACGACAAAACTCCATCTCCTAATTCTTTATCAGGTGGTGGTTCAACAAGTTTACTTGGCACGGGTGGTGTGTTATCAGATTTATTTGGAGCCAACGATGGTCCATACACTTATATAGGAAGTGCTTTAGGAAGTTCAAGAGGCGGGATTACTTTAGGTTCTATAATTAGAACAGCAAACAGATTAAAAAATGCAAAAAAACTTTCTAAAGAAGGTCTTGCACAAGAAGGTTTTAATATACTTACAGGTGCAATAGGAAGGATAGGTGGAACTGCGGATTCGGCTTACGGAATTCCAAACACATTTATTGGTAGAAGTGTAAGTAATATTAGAACAGGTGTTACACTTGGCATTAAAAAAATTAGAGGGGGACTATAATGAGTAATATACCTAATGAATCCAAAGATAGTCAAACACCAGTAAAAGAATTTTTTGACAATTATTTTAATGAAACTTTAACGTTTCCAGGTGCAGAAGTAGATGCTGTTGTAGGATATTTTGAGAGTAGAGGATTCGATAAAACATCTAGTATAAGCACAGCATCAGTTATATTGCAACAAGCAAAAATTGATAACGTAAAAGTATTTGAATTATTAGATACTCTAAAAGGTTTAAATGGAACACAGTTAAGTTACATAGTTACTGAAGTTTTAAACAACAACAGAGTGAACACATCCTCACTTGGTTACAAAGTTCAATCACCTGAAGACCTTACTGAAAAACGCAACATAGTGGTTTAATACAATGGCAAAGTTTGCTCAGGGAAGATATAATATGAAAAATCCTGACAAGTACATTGGTGGAAAAACGCCTCTGTATAGAAGCAGTTGGGAGTTCGCATTTATGAGATTTTGTGATGAAAGTCCAAGCATACAAAAATGGGCAAGTGAATCTATTCGTATTCCATACAGACATCCTTTCACTGGTAAATTTACAATTTACGTTCCAGACTTTTTTATAGCATACGCAGATAAGAATGGAAAACAACACGCAGAGGTAATTGAAATAAAACCAGAAAACCAAACAATCTTAGAAAAAGCAAAGTCAAAACAGAATCAAGGTCAATTAATTGTGAACAGAGCAAAATGGAAAAATGCACAACTATGGTGCAAGAACAAAGGCTTTAGATTTAGAATTATAAATGAAAAAGATATCTTCCATGGCGCAAGATGAGTACGTTAAAAATAAGACAATGGGCGTGGCCCTTTATTAAAAACTTCCGTACATACATAGACGTAGGTGCGTTCAACGGAGACACATCTGGTCCATTTGTAAATGATTTCAAAAGAGTGATAGCATTTGAACCCAGTCCTATAACATTTCCACATATTCCAGATACAGTTGAAAAATACAATGTTGCTTTAGGCAATCAACATGAAATACAAACACTGAAGGTTCCTGGTGGGACTGGAAATCCTGTTCATGGTAGTCTTGTAAGATATGGCAAAGGTGTAATTGAACACGAAGTTCCTGTAAAATGTTTAGACGATTATAATTTTGAGGACGTAGATTTTATAAAAATAGATGTGGAATGGTATGAATTAAAAGTATGTCAAGGTGCGGAAAACACAATTAAAAAATATATGCCTACTATAATGTTTGAAAATAAACGCAACGAAGCAGATGACTGCAAACAATACCTAAAAACACTAGGCTACACTACTAAATGGTACAAATCAGATACCGTTGCTTACACACTTGATAGATAAATACGTATATAATGAAAAGACTAGATATTAGCGATCAAACGGCAATCAGTATGCCAATGAAGAACTTGATAGCCATTGTGTCAGCAGTGGCAGTTGGTGTATGGGCATACTTTGGTGTAATTGAGAGATTAAACAAAATAGAAACCAAAGCAGTGCTTTTGGAAAGAGACATGACAGCCGAAGATGAGAGATTACACAGCGAAGTCACAAAAAATACAGATTTTAGGATCAAATGGCCAAGAGGCGAATTAGGTCAATCACAAAGTGATTTAGAACAATACATGATGATTGAAGAGTTGTACAAAAATATAGATAAAATGCAACAGCATTTAGACAGTATGGCTAACAATAAGATTAATATAGAATTTTTACAAGAACAAATGGAAAAAGCACAAAAGAATATTGATAAACTTAAAGATGCTGATAGGGAAATAGTTTACAAAAACGGAAACGGAAAATAGTGTTTAAAATGTTCGCAATCATGTGCGTGGTCACATTAGTAGATTGCAGAACAATGTATGAGGATCCACCTAGAACATTCAATACAAAGGCAGAATGTTTAGCGGCGGCAGTTGAGAAAGAAAAGAGTACGAGAGAAATGCTTACTGATGAGGACGGATTTTTGACTGTTGAACACCTAGAAGTTGGATGTGAAAAGGAGAAAACGATATGATTGAAACAGTAGTAGCCTTGTTGATGTTCGTTAACAACGAAATCAAGGAACACAGAATCCAAGAAAATATGGCATTGTGTCTAAGGGGAAAAAGAACTGCTGAACGTCAATTTAGTGCAGGTACAAAGTATCAGTGCATCAGGACAAAAGCGGAACTTGAAGAAAACATAGACGGTTCAAGATCAATTAAAAAGATTATAATAGAATAATGGAAAAGTTAATATTTTGGATTATTGTCATCGCGATAGCAACCTATCTTGGAATATACGTTTGGTAGTCAACCATAAATATTTTTAGCAAAAGTTATGACCAAAAAATTAGAAGAATTACTGAATCTGCCCGAATCACAGGAAATTGTGAAAGAGGAAAAAGAGAAGGCAGAAGTACAGGACAAGAAGGCTGAGGACAAACAACAATCATTAGAAGCACAAAAGACAACCATGCGTGATATTGCTGAATTTGACAAGATTGCGGCGGCATTACCTAAGGTAGAAGGACTGGGAGAAATGGGCGATTCCGAGCTCGATGACGTCGGCACACGGGCGATAAGTGCCTATGAGGATCTCATGGACTTAGGCATGAACGTAGAAAGCAGATACAGTGCCCGTATTTTTGAGGTTGCAGGACAGATGTTGAAGACCACTTTAGACGCAAAAGTGGCTAAAATGGACAAGAAATTGAAGATGGTTGACCTGCAATTAAAGAAGCAAAAGCAAGATACCAAGT